ATGAACATGTTTGAGACTCCCCCTGATCGGCCTGAATGGAATCCAGACAAGAAGCGTGACTCGGCCGTCAACCTTGGCGCCTGGATGAACGAGCTGGCCCGCCTTGCCTTCCTAGAAGATGGACACCACCCCGACATGTTCAGCTTTGTCTCAGACTCTGGCGAGCTGCATGCGTTGGCTTTTAAAAACGCATCTGCATCTGAGAAGGTATCCGCCATTGCCGATGCATTGGACCACTTCCAGCCCTTCGCGACATTCCATACACGACTCGCTAAGACTGGAATCAACGCCGAAACGGAGCGGTACAACTACGATGTACTTGAGTTGACATTCGAACCAGATTCAGAGGCAGAAGATTGGACCTATGACTGCCTTACTGTGGAGGTCGCCTTCAGCTCAAGCCCAGACAAAGTACTCTATCTCAGTAAAACCTCACACAACGACGACTATGCATCACTTGAAGATACGACTGTCTACTCAACAGGGCCGGACGAGGTCATCTGCCTAGGTGACTGCGATTCGGATTACACGGCTTGGTGCTACGACCCAATTGATGATCTGGCGTCACACTTGCGATCGCTATTCGATGAGGATGCAATCGAGGCGTACGGCATCGACTACGAAGAACCCCATCCAGCGCAAATGGCGGAAGTGCTAGCAGGAGTTGAGGGGCTAGAGCATCTCACGGAGAAGGACATCGCCGAGATTCAGACTTCTCTAGAGTGCCAATACTCAGACTCTTTGAACGGCAGCTCTCTCTTGGGCAGTTTCAGTGCAGTCGAGATTGAGCAGCATTCCTGGGGTGGGGATGCGCCTGGTCATAGCGGATCTCCGCTGGAATTCTACTGCAAGAGAAAGGATCTCCCTGCCATCCTGAAGGCTATCAACCTCATAAACACGAGGCTAAGTGCGATTTGCGACAACTTGACTTCACGTTTCTGAGCACACGTCAGCTTACACTCCATCATTCACACATTGATTTCCTCAACCTTCTGAACACATAGAGATTTTTACCCAGGGAAGCCTGTGGCACCTCGAATGAGATTCTACTCAAGCACGGCCCACCCTATGGGCAAGACATTGATAGCGCCTCATTGATTGTCATCCGCAATACCGTGAAGCAATATGGGATTTTCGCTCATCACTCCATACTGAGTCGGCCTCTTCTTCGAGCGACTCTATAGTAGCATGCCTGGCTAGCGTTTAATACACTTGGCGCATCGACACGATCGCATGCCGAAAGGCTTTGCGCCTACGGCGGATGGGCTAAGCCTGCCATTCTCAAGAGGATGCTCCTATATGTTGAGATTTCCCAATCCTGGCTCGAGCATACCGACCTTCGTTGCAGTGTTTGCAGCAGCTCTCCAACGTTTCAGCGGCCATGTCGTTGACAATGACGACTTCGTACTCGCTGCGGTTGAAGCCAATTTGGCAACTTCATCTGGCCATATGGGCACTAAAGCCATGGATAGATCGCGGCGCTTAGACAGAAGCCGTGATCCCTTGTTTAACCAGCTCAAAATGTACACTGAGCTGTTCAGGACCCTGGGCTGGCTTCACCCGATTGAAGGCCGCGCCCTTAACTACACATTCACACTGCTAGGCCACCAGGTCGTCGAAGCTGGCCCGTACTACTCGCGGATATTCAGCGAGACTATGCTAGGCATTTCTCACCCCAGTCGAATCATAAGCAATCGCAGCGAGCAGCAGATTCGCCCTTTCGCCCTTCTCCTAAAAACCATGCTCGCCTGCGACTTTACTCTATCGCGCGATGAAATGATCATCGGCCCGCTGAGTGTTCCCTCGGATAGGCCGGCAGATACGATTCCGCGTCTTTGCGAACTGGTGAGCAGGCTGCGGCGCAGCAGGAGCGATGTCCAGGAAGGGCTTGAGCGCATTAGCGATGAATGTGGGATTCAGCCCAACACTCTCAAGAACTACACCCGGTGGCCAATAGGCACGATGCGTGACATGGGGTGGACCATAAAAGTCCGAAGAGATTACACCCACGAGCGTGGCTCGTTCGAAGTACACCAGCTGACTGAAAAGGGACAACGCCTCGCTCAACTGGTAGTCGATGCTGCTGATGTTCGAGTCGAGGATTTTGAATCTCTTCCCGCGGACGAGCAAGAAGCTTTGGCGATCCATGCGCACTTCTCAATGCTCCATCGATCTGGATTCCAAGTGGAATCTATTCAGACCCTACTAGAGGACCTCACACCGGCCCTAAGCTCTGCAAAAGACCGGCTCGCTATACCTCGTGATGCACTAGTCCTATTCTCGCCTTTCCAGTCCATATCTTTGGAGAGAATAGGTGCAATCTTCCCAACAGAGGCCCCTGGCCAGCAAGCTGCCCCGGCAGATGTTCGGCCAGGTAGTGTGACAGGCCGAGACTCCCGGGATCATCTCATCATTCGGCCTATTCTTGTGCGGCAGCCAGTCCCCCCAGACGATGAAAACCTACGCCCGCTGAAGGATGAACTCACCATCCTTATTGCCCAGCAGAGCAACCCGCAGGATGCAGCCAAGGCCTTCGTGGCCAGACATCAGGACGATACCCAGGCAGTATTTTACCCTCTCGTCGCCAATCTAATCCGGCTACTTGGATTCAACTGCGAAACATCACGCCCAGGCGTGAACTACCAACGATGGGATGCCTACGCCACCGTTGACGGTGTTACATTGCCAATCGAAATAAAGTCTCCAACTGAGGAGGAATACCTGTCGACCAAAGCCATCCGGCAAGCCTTAGAAAACAAGGTAATTCTACTATCCCGAGGTGGGATGCCCACAGACAGAAACAGCTCCACTCTAATCATCGGGTTCAAGGCTCCCAATGAGCGGGGAGATATGGCGATGCTGATTGATGATATTCACTCCGCATTTAGCATTAGCATCGGTGTCATTGATCTAGGCGCTTTAGCAGCTCTCGCAATTCAATCTGTGTCAAGTGGTGATACTGTTGAAAGCAATCAACTCAAGCAACTACGGGGATTCTTGCATGGCTGAAGTCATACCGCACCAAAAGGCAACAGCTCCCGCTGGCAGGAAAAAGGACTATCTCTCAGCAGTGACCTCTCTCGACTATGGAGATGGCTCTGCACCAGTCACAGTACGATTGGAATGTGGCACTACGGGTTTAGGAACGTGCCTTGGATGCTTTGACTCTCCATGCATGCGCCTCCCCCCGAGCGCCTTTACCCTACATGACGCACTAGCCAGCTTTCCAGGCGACCCTTCTACTCACGTATGCCCAACAGAGGCGATTTCCTGGAACGAAGAACACGACTTTATCGATATTGACCGTGATCTCTGCATAGGCTGTGGAGCCTGCATCGCCCTCTGCCCATTTGGTGCGCTGTCTGCCAATGAGTTCGGACTTGCTTCTATTGAAACATCAGATCCAAGCGGCATCTCTATAGGCAGACAAACGACGTCTCCTCACCCTGATCCAGTTCGAACGGGCAGAATAGCCTCCCCCAATGCGGAGAGTTTGAGATCTCTGCCTGCTGCAATCGGAAAGCTAAACGACCGCACAAAGTCACTACTAGTGCGTAGCTTGTTCATTGCATGCGGTGTGCCCTGCCGAATCCGAAGAGCAGGCGACACGAATATTCGTATGGACGGTGTAATTGGCATTTCTACAGAAGTGAGTGGAGTGCTTGAGATCGAGCTTAAAGCCGCCACTTCCCTAGAATCACCTCGAGCGTTGCTGGAGGATGTCGCTGTTCTCCACAATCGCTTCGACATTCCTGCCCCAGGAATCTTGCCCATAAGCTGCGTTCTATCTCTACCGAATGAACGCTCAGAGTACTACAGCGTGGTAGATGATATCGAGCAAGTACTTGGACTACGATGCCGTACTGTTTCGTTAGGCGCCTTAGCTGTTCTAGCAATGCACTTTGTCCGAATTACGGAGTTCGGCGACGAGTTGTTTTCGACTTCACAGGCCGCCTCAGATCTTTCAGCGTCAATGAAGCACCTGGTTCCATCTTTAGATCCTATTGCTGAGCCTTATCCTGGAGCGTACTCTCCGCTGAAGTGAGCTGCTCAGCCCGCTCTTTGATGGCATTGTCCAATCGGTTGTGAGCGATCTCTATGTATTCCGAGTTAAGCTCAAACCCGAGGTAGCCTCGACCTTCCAGGACAGCCGCAACGCACTCGCTACCACTTCCGACGAAGGGCACAAGCACCGTATCACCTGGGTCGGAGAAGTGCTTCACAAGTCGACGAGAGATCGAGAGAGGCTTTTGTGTCGGGTGGTCGACCTTTTCATCGCGGAATCTTCTTCCCGCCAATGTAGGGAAGGCCCAGACATCACCTGCCATGCGACCATCCGGATGAGGCTTCCACACCTTTCCATTTTTAGTGATCTTGTGTTTAAGCCTTTCTTGGCTCTTGTACGGCTCTCTCACTGGATGGTAGATGTAGTCACCAGTCTTGGAAAACCACAATAGAGGCTCGTAAAAAGCATTCAAGCTGCGCTGATACCCCGCAAACCCGTTCTCGTAATACCATATAATCTGCCTACGATACTCAAGTCCTAGATCATACATCATGCATTGCACCCAGCATTGGTGGCGGTGGATGCCGTACACGAAGATGTTGCCTCGCTTAGACAAGAGGCGCTTTGCCTCAGTAAGCCAGACATTCATCCATTCGCGCCAGCTATCTCGGCGCTCAGACTCCTTCCATGCCCCAAAGTCTTTGTCCAGGTTATAGGGGGGGTCTGCCACGATGAGATTGATAGAATTGCTTTCCAGGGCCTGCATCCCCGCGACGCAATCTCCTAGGATGATCTGCGACTTCACTTCTTTTCTTTCGGTTTCTGGAGGATGAGGATGAACTGGTTATGGATGTTCGGGACATAAGAGTAGGGGTAGCCATAAGGGTAAACCTTCTTGTGCCTCTGGTAGAGAACCTTGAGGCCCTTCATCTCTAGGCCGCGCTCTTCCATTGCCTGAGCCAGGTCGGAATGGAACATCACATACCGCGACTTATGCCTAAAGTCACTAACGATGAGATTCATATACTTTCCAGGCTTCAGAGTCCTCGCGCAATCTTCGAGGATGTCGCTAAGCTCAGATAGGAACGCTGGGTACTCCTCAATGACTCCGAGATCTCGCGAATCTTCCCCATAATCCGTGGTTAGGTCGTTCGCTACTCGCTCTTGGTTTGCCTTATGGTCCTTCTTTTTGAGAATGGACCAGTACGGGGGGCTTGTTACGACGAAATCGACGCTCGCATCTGGGATTCGTTTCACATGATCCCTGGCATCCCCAACTAGAACCTCTTGCTCCTCCGAGCTGGCAAAGAGGTCCTTTACTTCCTTTGCCAGCCGCTCACGCGATAGATCCGCGAATCGCGGGTTAAGCTCGATGCCGATTCCCTTCCGCCCATCAAGCGCACATGCTTTCAGAGTCGAGCCGACACCAACGAACGGATCGAGTACAACACCTCCGCTCTTGGTAAAGAACCGGATCAATCTGCTAACATCGGTGAATGAAAATGGCGCTGGATGCTGGCGTTCAATCTGAGCATCGGGATGTTTCGCCCCTAATCCCTGCTGGTGCCAAACTGAAACTGTTTCAGCAATCCAACGCTTGGCTGTCAAATCATTCAGTTGGTTTCGAGGATGAACTTGGGCTTCATCTGCGGCTGCCTCTTTCCCCTTGCTCCCTGCCGCTACTTGCTCCTCTACAACGGTCGGTTTGCTCTTAGGCGTCATCTTGGTGCTCCTAGCTCATCGTGATTCCACTACAGTATTCGCTATCGGACATTGGCGAATTCAGCCATGGTAAAGGATGGCAGAGAGCTTAACCTCGCACCCTATGTCGGCTGATGGAAGCATTGGCAACCCGCATCCAACTACATAGATTTCAGTCGCCTTAGCGGAAATGAAAGCAGCTGTACTATCTACCGCTTCCATGCCCCAGGCTCTTTCTTTCGCCTGAATACTGCCCTGGATGTCTTTCGATCACACACCCTCTGAAGCGAGGATTGCTAACACTACACCCCTTTCCCCCTATCAGCAAGTCCTGGGACCCGGCGTCATGTGTCCAGGACTGACATGGCGGCCATACCAGCCCACCGCCTTCAAATGGCTTTATGACGCAATTGCACTCATCCCCTAGCGGGATATCCGTTTGCACTGGATTCCAGGCCGTGGCATCCTCCTAGCCCTGGAATGGGAATAGAATCGGTGCGCTAGCACACCTGTGGAGCCTTGAGGTCCATTGTGCCAGATTGCACGCTCGCCCAATCGCAAGATGACCTTCGCCCATTGCTTGCGATGTGCTCTGAGGGACGGTTGTATGACGTGGAGCGATGGATATCTCAAGGCAACCCTCTCCAGCTAGCCCCAAACGCCATCCAGAGAGAGAAGAGACTTAGATCCGCCCTACAAATAGCAGTTCAAAGCGGGCAGCACTCTCTCACTTATCTCCTGCTATCGAGCGGCTACTCGATAGCCAAAGACTCGTCAACCCCGTTGGATTCCGCACTCGGCTTAAGGCGGTGGGATCTAGTTGACCTACTGATCGCGTGGGGGGCGGACGTCAGGAGTGCGGACACCTTTACGGTACTAAACACGTACAACTCAGAGCTCTATGAGCGCTTCTGGCTAGCAGGATGTGACTTCACTGAATACCACACCCTGGGCATGTACCTCGGCGAGACCCCGTCGAATCGGCCGCTTCTCGGCTTTGTGAAGCGTCATAGTCCTGGGGAGCCCAAGATCCAGGGCGAGCTTAACATCGCCCTTGGCTGCCATGTTCGCGAAGAGAACGAGAAAGGAGTCAGCCTCTGCCTCTGGGCCGGTGCCAATCCACACACCTACGCGCCCGATCCACGCTTCGGCTTCCCCGAGGAAGATGACCTTGAAGATGATGAGCAAAGCGGATGGACGGCAATGGAGGAAGCGGCGAAGACAGGCAACCTTGGCATCCTAAAACGTCTTCATCCAGACCCAGATCAGGACAATTTTGACAACCTGTATCGCTATGCAAGCTCGGGCTCGGTTGTTCACTACCTCCTCTCGATGCAACCCCCACTTGACCTAACCTCCATCTATTCATGGCATTTCATGCCCTGGCCAGGTCGAGGGCCAAGTTGGGGCGCAGAGACAATCCTAGAGAGTGGAGTCCAGTGGGCAGAGGCTGATGCAGAGAGGCTTGCCGGGATAAGACGCTCCTTACTCAAGTTCGATGACTATGATATCCGGCGCATTTTCTCTCACCTGAAGAAACCGGCAGTTTGCGATCCCGATACTTTCGCGGAACTGACTCGGACCTCAAGAATGCAACAGCGCTTGATCAGCCTTGGGATCATTCGAAAGCCGATCAGCGTGCGAGAGCGCCGAAGAAACGAGGTTGAACGCCTCATGAACCGGTACGATCGAGAGACCCTCTATGCCGAAGTGTGGAAGAATCCCGTCCAGAAGGTCGCGAAGGCGTATGGCATCTCAGGCGTTGCCCTAGGCAAGGCATGTCGAAAGCTTCGGATCCCTGTACCGCCCCGAGGATACTGGGCTCGCGTTCGAGCTGGACAGTCTGTCCGGAAGCCGGCCCTCCCAAAGTTGCGCTAATCTGATACACTGTATTTGTGCTATCCTGCCCGCATGTGATCCATGTTGGGATCGACAACAAGCCAAGTCATGGAGGATGCATACGCCTGATATCGCGGTCGGCGAGCTCATTGAGCAGCTGAAGATCTTTCCCGGGGTAGTCTGAGTCAGCGCTTGCATCCGACTAGCCAACTCTGTGAATCCACCATCCCCATGGGAATCCAATGGTGAAATGAAGCTAAGCTGGAATGATCGATATCGAGAGACTATCGCCGGGCTTGATATCCTCGGAGTTCGTCAGCTCGACCAGAATCTAGAGGTCCAGCTGGTTGGCGGGCTTACGACGGTTGCGCCACGCGCACGGTACATCACTCTTGTAACGTGGGCTCTGACAGTCCTGTACAAACGGCTCCTCAGCGAAGGCGATGGCATCCTTCATTTAGACGACGATGAGCAGAATGCGCTGCTCTCACGGCTAGAGTTTCTAATCGCAGCCGCCACACAAGCAGATGAGCTTGACCAAGAAGAGGGAAGCTTCACCGGCATCATAGGTGGTGATGTCTACCGCACTGAACTCGACTCCCTGGCCTCTTCCGGATCTGCACACTTCCCGCCGTCAAGACGCCCTGGTGTACTCAACGCCTACAGCTCCCCCATTCAAGCCTTTGGGCTCCTCAAGCAGGTTCAAGAGAGCGGCCCTCTTGCACTGACCCCAAGGGGCCAGGCCCTAGTGCAATACATGGCTATCCCCCCCAGCACTGAGGAGCTGTTGTTTTCAGGGGAAGGCCTAGCATCCGAACAGCTCGACAGCCTACGCCCGCATCTGTCGCTAAACCGACTTCGGTCCACTCCTAAAGAGCAGCATGCTCTACTTGAGGCCCTAGATGAACCCGCGGAAGCGACCAGTAGCAGCCGAGTGGGTCGTTTCAGTGCGACACGCGCTTGGGTAATCGACCAGCTTCAGAGGCAGAGTACCGACGCGGATGGATTGGTCGACCTTGCATACGCTGACCTTGTATCGAACCAAGTGAAGCGAGATATCGGTCTGCTATGGGGCGAGGTTGCGCTCCGCAAAAGAGTACACTTCGCTCTTGAGCTGCTACTTGCAGCTCTAACCAACTCCCTTGAGCCAAACCGAGGGACAGGGGTTCCTGAGGTGATCACCAACCTCGCAAGGGATCTGCAGGGGCAGCGCCCCCCTAAGGCCATTGAGGCTGAGATCGACGATCAGCCGATCGACCTATCCGAACCCTGGGCAACCTTCCAGGATCGTGTTCGTCCCGATGCATTCCTTCAGACACCACCCAAACGTGACCTTGCCGGCCTACCCGCTGCTTGGCAATTGGTGGCGGCGCTATCACTCCTCGCGGCGATTGAACACCAGTCTTGCCAGCTACGACAGTCGGGAGTCGTAAAGGTCCGCGATCATCAGGCGATGGAGGACACATTCGCCCTATTGGAGAAGGCTGATGGCTCTGCTGCTGAGTTGACAGCTAGACTGATGCACTCGGTAGTTGCAGCGAGGCATCTGCGTCACACCATGCGGAAAATGTCCCAACGGCAGGCAAACTCGCTTCGCTTCTTTCCCCGCGGAGACTCCCTAGTACCAACGGGAACCAAGACGAAAGCTGGCTTTTCCCTGACAAGGCTAGCGTCAGTGCTCCAGGTGATGGCGGACATTGGGCACCTCCGCTCGACCCAAGGAGGCTTCCAGCCGACCAGGACTGGAATTGACTGGGCTCACGGGGTGTTTACATGAGAAGCAGCGTCCTACACGAGATTGAGGAGCTGCAGGGCATCACACATGCCTTAGTCTTAACCCACGACATTGACTTCATCTTCACGCAACACCTTGTCTTGCGCGCGCTGAAGGCTGCTGGGAATCCCGCCTTGACAGTATTTGCAGATGCCGAGCGTGCCGCCTCGTCCTTTGCCCAGCAATCTGACTACATCGTCGGCCTTGGTGAGCGCTATCGACTTGTCCCGGTAGCACTAGCTTCAGGAGGACGTTTCCACCCCAAGGCCATCTTCCTAGCGTCTCCAGACGGTGCGACTCTGTTTGTAGGTAGCGGCAATCTCACTTTCGGAGGCTGGTGTGAGAATGGCGAGATCTGGGCCCGATTCCAGACTTCAGACGGAGAGGGTGGTGCTATCGCGGCCTTCAAGGCCTATGTAGATGCACTTCTTGATCGCCTACCTCTCGCAGACACACTGCGCGGAGAGATAGCAGCTATGTTTGACCCTACCAGCCGTGGATGGGCCAACCCATTGCCCGAGCCTGCCCACCTCGTTGGACGTCTAGGCGAAGGGGAGTCGCTACTCACGCGGCTGCATGGGCGCATCCATGGCTCAGCGATGACCGTGTGCAGCCCATACTTCGATGCTGAGGGTAAGGCTCTCCTAAGACTCATTGAAGAGACCGGTGCTGCTCAAGTCGAGGTCCTTACACAGGAGTCATCGACGAACCTCTTACCTGCGGCCCTAGCCGTTTGGCCTGCTTTCGTTCAAGCACGACCCGCGGATTACTTCCACACCGATGAAGAAGGGGAGCGAAAACGGGCACGGTTGCATGCGAAGTGGATACTTGCCACCAGGGGAGATCGAGGCACTGCAATCGTAGGAAGCGCGAACTGCTCAAGAGCGGCGCTGACGGTCTCAGGGACTGCTGGAAACGCGGAGCTAGTAGCCGTCATCGAAGGCGACGCCAACAACCTGACCGAGTCCCTTCTGGCCGAACTTGAAGTGCACAAAAGATCACTCGAGATCCCTGAAGCGCCAGAAGACAACGAGGATGAGGAGGCCAAGCATCGCGATCCTGTTGTACTTGCCGCACGCTATGACATGGGCACGCTACTTGTCGCCGTTAGCGCACACGCCGACTTTGATGCAAGGTACATTGAAGTGGACGGTACAGTGGTCCCGACACACGTCCAAGAGAGTGGCGAACTCCTCGCCCACCTCGAATCTCCCCCGAGCCGGGTTCGAGTGCTTGGACTCTTGCACGATAAGGAATGGTCTACACCCGAGTTTTGGGTTGATGTCGAGGCCCTCCTACGAGGCTCCGCTGCGCGTCGTCGCCTCATCGACCTTGTCTACCAAAACCAGCAGAAAGCCCATTGGACCATTGAGGTTTGGGCTGATTTAGTGGATGCCGCCTTCGAGGAGATTGCGATCCCAACCTCGCAAGGAGGAGGGGGATCCCCGCCAAAGCAACTTGATGATTCAGCCCCGAAGACCTGGCACGAAGAGGATGTGTTTCTCTCGTCCTTTTTTTTGCCCCACTCCTCAATCGGTTCGGCCGCGAAAGCAGAAGATGATGTCGTTAGCTCGACCCTCTCTCTCCTCATCGAATGGAGTCGTGGCGAAGATGGAGTCGATCGCCTAGATGCCTGGAACGATGAGGATGATCCGAGTGATCTGGACTCAAATGGCCTTGCGGAAGATGAGGGCGAGTTGGATCCCCCACCACCTCCTCCGCCGCCTCAACAGGGCATCACATCAGGCAAGTCTGCGAGATGCCAGAAGCGTGCACTGGCTGTTCTGCAACAGATGCTCGACCTGCTATCTGACCCGGAGTTCATCGGCGAGAGGAGTCCCGCAGACATACGACGAGCCATCATTATGCTAGCGCTTCTGCTTCGGGTGGGTCGCCAGCAAGGTTGGATGAGGGGCCAGGACTTCTTCACGACTAGTCAGAAGGCATGGCGAGCCATGTTCTTCAGCGGTCACTCAGACGATGTGCGAGGAGAGCTTACTACCCGCTTGGAGCTAGAAACCAACCCCGATGCCTTTAGGGAGGCTCTAGCTACACCTCGGCTTGCTGCAGCCCTGGCGGCTTGGGGCCTGGCTGCACACCAGGAAGGTGATGGGCAAGACCTCGTGTGTTTCGACCTCACCTGTGCCGTGTCAGCGGCGCATCACCCATGGGTATGGCGGGGTGCATCTCTGGAGCGCATAGGCAAGGAACTTCGCCAACTGATTCAACACACCCAGTACGAGGGTGAAGTGGCCATGCTCGATACATGGTGGGTTCAAGTTCAAAGGCGCGGGGCGGCCATTGCAGCCTTTGAGAAGGTGGTTGGTGACAGCCCTACTCAAGCCCTTCGGAGCCGCCTAAAAGCATGGAAGGTTGAGCCTGGGACAATCACTTGGCAGGGAAGTGCGGGGTGGTGTGTGTGTGAACAGCCCGCCAGCACGGATCGTCCAAAGGACAAGATCTCCGTACGCAAGCTACAAGGTGACGAGTCCAGACGACAGTTCGTCTCCAGCTTCCTCGTCCCCCTTGGTCCACTCGTTGATGCCTATAGCGACCAACTCTCAGATGCTGTGCGGTCCGAGCTACACAGCCTTATCTCCGATGTCGGTAGAGCCTATGGGGTTTAATCTTCAGTTTGAGGAACCTGCCTACTTAGCAAAGCTCCAGATCTCGATAGCTCCCGAGTGACCTCATTCATTTTCTGCAGTTTCAAATGCAACAATTACCCGTGTAGGATCGCGCAGGTTTAAAACTTGTGTTTCGTAGACTGTTGGATTACTCGAAACAAACATGCTGTCAGATACTATTTTCCGGTATAGCTTGACTCCCTGTCTGTTAAACGAAGGAAGCTCTGCCTGAAGAAACTCGACTTGGGACTCTAAGCTCAGGGAATCTTCTATCTCCCCCATTTGAATCGCACGCACCAGAGCATCAAGATACTTGCTGGCAAAAGTCTGTACGACGAAATCAAAACCCGGGTCATCTATAGACGGTTCGAGGTACACGAACACAACATGGCTGCAGTACATCTGAGGGGAAGGAACAACACTAGCACCGCAGACCGGGCATTGAAGCTCGAAGTCTCTAGGATCTACCTCATTCGTCATCCACTTCACATTCATCTCAGCCCCAATTGCTATTCCCTCTTTAGTCCGAAGGTCTCAGATTTGAGCCATCAGCATCCTGAAACACCTGCTTTCACGACGATAACTCTGTTATCAGGACGCCCTCCTAAAGCAGCGCCGCAACGTCTATTGCCCGGTTGGCGTGTAAGGGAAACCCGCAAAGGGGGTTGGTCAACCCCGGGATAGCTCATGCGTGTTGATAGCCCGCCATCGGCGAACCGTTAGCCGGCCACGCCTTGCCACGACAGTAAAGATCAACTGGAGGGTCGCCTAAGTCTTCATATTGGGGCTTCACTACAGTCCAAGCTGCCCAAAAAACCATCAAATGCAAATCAAAGCCGACGCTTCGAGTCCTCAAAGAGTATGTAAACACATGGGACGATGGCTTGTTGCATCCAAATCGTGCCCTAAGTACATGACGAATTCAACCCAGGACTTCCACGGGTCCTCCTGTGGCGATTCACAGCGGGTGACGCGGCGCGCCGGTTTTCGATAGTGGGAGAAGCATGAAACAAGTTGCCGACCGTTCCACCCGTGCCAAGGGAATCGATAGCTCATCCGCTCAGGCTAGTGATGATATGTCTGTACCCACTGTGAAGCTACCGAGTGAGCTGGGCTACTGGCCCATTGACCAGCTCAAGCCCTACGAGCGAAATCCCCGTACCCATACCCCCGAGCAAATCAGGAAGATAGCAGCGAGTCTGCTGGAGTACGGCTGGACCAATCCCATCCTAGTCGACAGCGATTTGGGCATCATCGCCGGCCACGGGCGTCTCTTGGCAGCCAGGGAGCTCGGGATATCCTTCGTCCCTGCGATCGAGCTCTCCCACCTGACCGAGGCGCAGAAGCGTGCCTACGTGATCGCAGACAACCGCCTGGCTCTCGATGCAGGCTGGGACGAGGAGCTGCTTGCCGAGGAAATGCAGGCCCTGGACGACCTGGACTTCAACCTGGAGCTGACGGGTTTCGATTTGGACGAGCTGGGATCGCTCATCGAGGAGGAGACTACCGAGGAGGCACAGGCCCCTGAACCACCCGAGGATCCCGTCAGCCAGGCCGGTGACCTCTGGATCCTGGGCGACCACCGTCTGCTCTGTGACGATTCGGGGAACCCAGGCGCCGTGGACCGCTTGCTGAGCGGGGCCACCATCCATCTCGTCAACACGGACCCGCCCTACAACGTCAAGGTCGAGCCTCGCTCCAACAACGCCATCGCGGCGGGCTTGTCGAGCTTCCCGGCAACCCAGGGAACCAGCGAAGCCACCGATGACCAAGAGACGCCCGCCCGAGGGCGCACTACTGCCCGCCGCAAAGGCAAGGCTCGGGCTGCAGGGAAGATGCGCCCCAAGGACCGTCCCTTGGCCAATGACTTCGTCACTCCCGAGGCCTTCGACGAACTCCTGCAGTCCTGGTTCGGGAATCTGGCCCGTGTGTTGGAGCCGGGACGGGCCTTCTACATCTGGGGCGGCTACGCCAACTGCGCCAACTACCCTCCCGTCCTCAAGTCCAATGGGCTCTACTTCAGCCAGGCTGTCATCTGGGTCAAGGAGCACCCGGTCCTGACCCGGAAGGACTTCATGGGCAACCATGAGTGGTGCTTCTACGGCTGGAAAGAAGGCGCTGCCCACAAGTTCTACGGCCCGAGCAACGCGGTCGATGTCTGGTCAGTGAAGAAGGTCAATCCCCAGAGCATGGTCCACCTCACCGAGAAGCCCGTCGAGTTGGCCGTGAGGGCCATCCAGTACTCGTCCAAACCTGGTGAGCACGTGCTCGACCTCTTCGGCGGCAGTGGTAGCACGTTGATCGCCGCCGAGCGAACTAGCCGGCGTGGATTCCTGATTGAGCTCGATCCCGCTTATTGCGACGTCATCATCCAGCGTTGGCAGACTGAAACGGGTCAGCAAGCAACCTTAGAAGCCTCGGGAGTCTCCTACGATGACGTGGCTACCGAGCGAGTAGCTGCGCGAGGAAACTAGGTGTGGCAGCGAGCGGACTCATCTCGCAGCGCGAGTACGCCCGCCGGCGAGGCATCTCACACACTGCCGTTCAACGCGCCATCAAGTCGGGGCGAATCTCGACCGTGGACGGCAAGATCGATCCCGTCCAGGCCGATCGTGAGTGGCAGGAGAACACTGACCAGAGTAAGCCACGGAACCGTATCACCGGTCAGCCCAAACGCACCCGGACGCCCGGAGCACCGACCGAACCCATGGCGCTCCCGGAGGATCCGGCCAGTGACGGTGGGACAGCATCAGGCTACGCCAAGGCCAGAGCGGCCCGCGAGGTCTACCAGGCTCAGCTGGTCAAGCTTGAGCTCGATCGCAAGCGAGGAGAGCTGGTACGGGCTGACGAGGTCCGGCTCGCGGCCTTCGGATTGGCCAGAAAAGCGAGGGATCAGTTGACCGCCCTACCAGACCGGCTCGCGACAGCTTTGGCCGCAACCCAGGACCCAACTGAAGTCCACAAGATACTTGCCGAAGAAGTCGAACGAATCTGCATGGAGATCGCCGATGCTGATGGGGCATGAGGTCTACGAGACCGCCTATCGCGACGGCTGGCGTCCTGAGCCTGATTTATCGGTAAGTGAGTGGGCCGATGAACACCGAATCATGGGCAACCGCTCGGGCCAGGCAGCCCTGCACTGGCGGACTGCAACGACCCCCTACCTGCGCGAGATCATGGACGCCCTGGGCCCTCGCTCGCCGGCGCGGCGTGTGGTCTTCATCAAGGGTTCCCAGCTCGGGGGCACCGAGGCCGGAAACAATTGGCTCGGTTATGTCATGCATCACGCGCCAGGGCCAATCCTCGTGCTCCGGCCCACGGTCGACGAGGCCCGGCGCTTCAGCCGCCAGCGGCTCGATCCCATGATCTCGACGACACCTGTCCTGCAAGCGCTGGTAAAGGAGGCTAGAGCGCGGGATGGGGGCAACAGTCTCCTGATCAAGGAGTTCCCTGGAGGGGTGCTCTTCCTGACGGGCTCCAACTCCGCCACGGGTGTCAAGTCGATGCCCATCCGATGGCTCTTCTGCGACGAGATTGACGAGTACCCGGGCGATGTGGACGGCCAAGGAGACCCTATCGCTCTGGCTGAAAAAAGGACCAGCGGCCCCAGCTTTGCCCGCCGGAAGATCTTCCTCGTCTCGACGCCGACGATCAAGGGCATTTCCCGGATCGAACGGGAGTTTCTCCTGTCGGACCAGCGGCGCTACTACGTGCCCTGCCCACATTGTGGCCACTATGATTGGATCCGCTGGGAGAATATTCGCTGGGAGAATGACGATCCGAAGACGGCCCAGCTCGCTTGCGTCCAGTGCGAGGCTCTGATCGAGGAGCGCTATAAGGTCCAGATGCTAGCCCAGGGCGAATGGCGCCCCACGGCCAAGGGCAATGGTGAGACCATTGGCTTCCACCTCTCGAGCCTCTACTCCCCTCTGGGCTGGCTACCCTGGTCGGCCACTGTATCGGAGTTCCTCGAGGCGAAAGAGAATCCGATGCGCCTCAAGAACTGGGTCAACAGCGTCCTAGGAGAGAGCTGGGAGGAACGCGGCGATTCGGTGGAACCTGGAAGCCTGCTCGCCAGGGCGGAGCGCTATCCGGCTGAGGTCCCCAACGGCGTGGGCGTCCTTGTGGCTTCAGTCGACGTCCAGGGGGACCGGTTGGAGTGCGCGGTCAAAGGCTATGGCGCGAAGGAGGAGTCCTGGCTGATCGCCTTCTCTCAGTTTCATGGAGATCCCGGAAGGGACAAGGTGTGGCATGAGCTCGACGAGTTCCTGCTGCAGAAGTTCACCCACGAGAGTGGAAAGAAAGTCCACATTTCATGCGTGGCAATCGATAGCGGAGGCCATCACTCAGAGCAAGTCTATCGGTTCTGCAGGGCTCGGCTACGACGATGGGTGTTTGCCGTACGTGGAGGGTCGGAAAAGGGCAAACCTGTCGTGGCCCGGCCTACGACAAACAATCGATACCGAGCCAAGCTATTCACCCTGTGCGTGGACACCGCCAAGGAGATTGTCTACTCGCGGCTGCAAATCGGCACACCAGGTCCGGGGTATTGCCACCTGCCAGACTGGATCGATGACGAGTACGTCGCCCAGTTGACGGCAGAGAAAGCAGTTCGGAAGTGGGTGAAGAACAAGGGCACGGTACGCGAGTGGATCAAGACTCGAGCGCGCAATGAGGCCCTTGATCTAGAGGTCTACTGCCTTGCGGCTCTCTACATCCTAGGCCCGAAATTCGTAGGATCACTTCAAGACCGTGCGACGAAGCTCGCCGGCGAAGAAGGTGGACTAAAGAAGCCGCCGACTAGCAAGCCTCGAATGCGTGTGGGATGGGTGAACTCCTGGCGTGAGTGGTAAGGCATTCCGTATACACCCGCCCTGAAAAGCCAGTGGTCACGGGCACTTGCTTTGAGGCAGTGTATCCACCTGCCCCGCTTTTTTCCGCTCTTCCTCCCTGGATCCCAACTGCTCACATACTCCTACGACTGGGCCCCTGCGCAGCGCCATTACAGACTCACTTGTCTTGTACATGCGCGCATGATAGCATCTGTTTTTGTTATGATGTCGATTAGCAGACGAGGTTCGATCCAACCTCTGATTGACGGGAGGAACCATGGGAGACTTGCGTGACTTGCTGAGGCAGCCGCCACCATTCGTTCGGCCTGAGCCATTCAGCGTTGTACTGAGGAGGAGCCTAGAAGATCTCGTTAGCTCCTTCGAGGATCAGCTGGGACTCAACCTTTATCGCGAGAACAAGCGAGCGGACGGGTTCAGAATGCATGACACACGGAAGCTAGATCCCACATGCGGACATGGACCTCCCTTCGATTCTAGCACCACTCCTCACCTGCACTTCGCGGAAATGCTTGGCGTCGAGTTTTCAGATATCATCGACTCTCCCCGAGAAGCATACCTGTGTGAGATAGCGATCGAGATCGACGAAGGGGATTACATCGTAAGCCCACGAGTCAATCTTGAGGATGATGATTTCGCCGAGAGACTATCTCGACAGGTAAGAGCTCGAGTGTTCCCTCGAAACGCCTACTTCATGGGAGACAGGCGCTTCCGTGCATTTTGGTGGATGATGATCGAAGGTCTACAAAGGGACTAGCCCAGCGAGAAGATGCCTAGTTTCACTCAATCAGGCCACGAGTGGAGAATGCCATAACCCTGGAGCGAATCTATGTGGGATGTTGAAGGTACCATTTCAAGGAGAACTGCCCAACTGCATGAGTGGCGGAGCAGGTATTCGAGGGGAGAGTATCCGAGTAAAGTCATTCAGAACTTATTCTATGAGCTATATGGTACCCAATTCACATGGGACCTTCACTGCCGCGATTTCTTCGCAGGTGAGAAGAAGTTCTCATCGTTCAAAGATGCCTTGGATCATGTAGCTGCTGTTCGCAACAAGATCATGATCGAGACAGTCAACCCAAGGCTGGCAGAGATACTTGAGTCAGCTGGCCCCACCTGCGCGAAACTGGAATTCAGCCTGTTCCAGCAGATGATCGAAGATGCACAGAACGGAGACAACGGAGAAGTCGCTGAGGTCGAGCTGTCTTTCGTCTACTACGTGACAGCTAGCGAACTCGTCTTGCCTTGGTTTGCTTGCGGGTTAACAGGGATGAGTAGGCACAGCGCATTTAGGGATGTGACAGGGGGAGATATTGGTGGCTTCTCAATGGAGACCTACGACGAGGCGATTCAGAATCTAGCTGCGTTCTCTGGCATGTACATCGACTCGAGTTTCGAGCGCTTGCCCCCTCTTTGGTAGCCCAATCCTTCTTTCTTCTTTCACCCCCCTCGCGCATGCCCACACATATGAGGGGGAACGGAGCAGGGGATTGCGAGATGGGGTGAAGGAGAGAAGTAAGGGAAGAGAGAGATATCTAACTACTATCTACTTGCTTACAGATTTCTGGCTTCGCCTTTCTTCACCCCCATGACCAATTCCACACGCGAGGGGGTGAAAGATGGAAAGAAGTGCCATCCCTAAGATTCGGAGTACATTACGAATATTGCAGCGCTGCTTCTTTCACCCCGGAGGAGAGCCCTCAATCAGTGCCCCTTACTTCACCTCTGGTGATCAGCAGGTGCACTGGCCAGGGAGTATAGGTCGCGAGGTCGACCATCGGTCTGCTCGGTGCGGAGCTGGATGTCGCCACGCTGCTCAAGCGTTTCGATGACCGCAGCGAAGGCCTTCGCGTCTAGCTTCATCCGTTTGAGTAGGACGCTGTGAGGTAGCTCGCAGCCTGGTGCAGCACGGAGCTTCCCTAGCACCTTGAGGCAGTCGGCATGGAAGGGATTAGCTGCGACATGGGACTGCATCATTGCCAACATCCGGCGGACCTGGTGTAAGACAAACCGCCGGGCCCAGGTCGTTGCTTCCTCCCCGATGACTGGATCCTCATGGCTTTCGCTGATGGCGTAGAGGAGAGCCAGCTTGCGGACGTGCTCAGGTACCCTGCCCCAGACTGCAGTGCCTGCAGCGTCGTCATCGCCTTCGGTTTCGGAGTATTCCGATTCTGCTTCTAGGCGGACCTCTTTAAGTATTGAGGCCCCCTCCCGGGTCACCTGTACGACCTTTGGCTCTGGATGCCAGATCTGGAGGTTCCCCGCCCCCGGCTTGAAGTCCGCCCACCAAATCGCGGTCTCGATCAACCGCGGAGGGAGGGCCTTTACCTTCGGCTCCTGCCCCGGTGGCCGCCTGCCAGCCTCTAGGACGATCATCCGAGCGAAGAAGCCATTGGTCAGCATTCGCTCGGAGAGAGCTTCGTAGTAGTGGTTCGGGATCGCTGTGCCGAAGAGCACAAGGCAGGGTTGATCGATGGCTCCCCCAGAGCCTTGCCCCGCCTTCCTGCGCATAGGGAAGATGGAGTTCGCCGCCGAGTACAACATCAGCAACGAGCCCATGATGTTCTCGTGCCGAGCGTCGCGGGCCTTGTTGATCGACTGCAGCATGCCATCGATCTCGTCGGTCTGGAAGAGCATACAAGGCTCGGAGTGGAGCGCGTCCTGGATACCCTCTCCCGAGGCGAAACGGCCACCGATTTGGTCTGCGAGACCCACTGTGTGGAGAATCTCCTGGTTGAGCTTCCGCGGGTGATCTTTACCGGCCGACGAATGAGCCAGACCAAGCAGGTAGAGGTTCGTGCGATTGTCGGCCGGATCTCGTACCTTCCGCCCGGCCAGGACTGCTTGAAGGGCCAGGGCCCCAGCGAACGCCATGACCTCGTTCGGATACGGCGCCGTGGCCAGGCAATGGTCCATGACCTCTGAGATAAAACCCGGCACCCGAAGCAGCTCGGCCGGGATCGGTCCAGGATCGATAGGCATGGGCGACGGTTCCTCGGTCGCAGGACAGGCCACACGGCCCTCGAGCCCAGTCTCCACCGGCTCGTATCGGGCGATGCTGGCAGCCACCCGGGCCACCTCGGCCGCAGGGAGTATCGGCTGGCAGCGGTCTCGGTTTGCACGCTCCAGGCCAGCTAGGATCTCCTCCCGGGTCATACCGACTCGCCGCATCGCCCCCGCATAGCGGGCCATCATGGCGTTGCGCTGGCCTGCTGGTATCAGGGGAGCACTCGATCCCGGATCGGCCACTTCGGGGCCTCCTAGCCCCCCTGTGGCCCGCCCAGCGGGCGGGCTCGGCCGAGACTGGCCACTCTGCAGGCGGAGCTCACCGGAACCGTCGAGGAGCTCTACCAACCAAGGCGGGGGTTCAGGTAAGCCATCCCCTGTAACATCCAGGTTTCGCTCCCAGTGGTAGGCGACCTCGCCGACCACTGAAGGCGGGGCCACGATGTAACCCCCGTCTGCACGGGTGTCGACGCTGGGGGCGAGCTTCCCGGCTGTGCTAGCCCAGATCCTGCCCTCCAGCTGCCGGAATAGGCAATGCCGCCCTCCTCGAGGTGTGCGGGCCACCGGGCACTGCGTCATGTCGGCGGCAAGGGCGGGATCATCCGGCCACGGATTGTCTGCGCCATCGATGTCGATCACCAGAAGCCCAGCCGTAGCCAGGCCGATATTGGCGCTGGGATTCTGGGTCCACCATGATTCGATCTCGGTCGGGTTCGTGGTCGCGTCCTTGAAGCCGTGACGTGTGAGGGGTCGTTTCTCCCCAGGCCGACAAGGGAATACTGGGTAGCCGAGCTCGGCATATCGCAACGCAGCCTTCCCAAGAGCATTCAGTTCGAGTAGGCTGTCACCCACGATGAATCCACCTCCACCTAAGAAGCACGCCAGCGATAGCAGTGAGCAACGTGCTGCCGAGCCTCTAATGCTCGCCGCACTCGAGGCGGAACTTGGCGTGACCTTCTGCCCAGCTCCAGATTATCTACCGGTCCAACCGGACGGTTTTCTCGACGGTGAGATCCCCATCTGCGTCGAAGCATGGTCACACCAGGGTAAGACGAAGCCTGGCCATCGAAAAAAAGTGATGGCAGACATGTGCAAGCTGCTGCTTGTCGAAAGGCTACTCGGCACCAAATGCCGCAAGATCGTCTTAGTGTCCGATCCCGAGGCTCTGCACTTTCTGGGGAAGTCCTGGATGGGCAAATTCGCCAAGGAGTTTCAGATAGAGCCAAAGGTCGTCGCCATTGATGAGGCCACGCGTAGCAGCGTCCGCGAAGCACAGGCAAGGCAATCCAAGCCGCACTCAAAACGGTAGATCCTCGTCATCAAATGCAGGGATGACAGACGTGGAATCATCATCGTCGTCTTCCCCCGGTTCGCGCCACGAGGGCTTCTCCCCTAACACGTAACCGATGATCGTGGGGTACTTGTCCCCCACCGCGGTGCGCACGATGATCGAGCGTGTTTCGCATAGTGCACCCGTACTGGCGAGGACTTCAGCTTCACTCGACGTCTCTGGAACCAGGGCCTTTGAGCGCTGCCGCCACCAAGAGCGAGCATTTGCCCGCGGCCAGCCCATGTGTTCAAAACAGATCCACTCGGACTGCACCTGCCCGAGGCCTACCTGGTATTCGACTCGAAGTGTTTTGGGGGCATCATCAGATGCGCCTCGCTTGTGGTGCACTGAGTAGAAGACCGACTGAACCTGATACTCCTCGATCTCGACCTGGTCGCTCAGGATCCCGGCCGTGGAAGCTGTAGGGTCATGGGCCTCCCGCTCCGGAGGAGGGAAAGAAAACCCGCAGTCAGGACAGAGGGCGTAGCCCGTTGCTACGAGACTTCTGCACTCGGGACACTGCTTGGCCGGGGCTTCTCCTGCCCGGCTGCGCTCCTTTTCGTCGATCCTGATCGCATCAACGGGTCCATGGCGCAGGACATTGCCGCCGAAGTCGAGGACGAGGCAGTCGTCCTTGCCAGGGTTGGGCCTGAAACCCCGTCCGACCATCTGGTAGTAGAGCCCCGGTGAGAGGGTCGGCCGGAGCATGGCGATGCAGTCGATGTTTGGGGCATCGAAGCCGGTGGTCAGCACATTGACGTTGACCAAGTACTTGAGCTGCTCAGCCTTGAACCGGTCGAGAACATCGTTACGCTCGGAAGTCTGGGTTTCGCCAAAGACGGCTCCGACCTCTGCGCCTGCCTCCGCTCGCAAGGCCGCAGCCACATGCTCCCCGTGTTGCACGCCGCTGGTGAAGATCAATACCGATTGGCGGCCTTCGGCCTGCTCGACGATCTCCTGACAGGCTGCTTGGATTCGTTCCTCGGTGTCCATGAGAGCTTCGACCTCACCGGCAACAAACTCCCCAGCCCGAACGTGCAGGCCCGAGGTGTCTAGCGGCTCAGCGCCGCTCTTCGTAACCAGCGGACAAAGGAAGCCCTGGACGATCAGCTCACGCACCCCAATCTCGTAGCAAACGTGGTTTAGGACGCCCTCGGGCGAGCAGAGCAGACCGCTCTTCATCCGGAAGGGGGTAGCCGTCAAGCCGATCACGCGCAGGTTCGGATTGACCTTCACCGCATCGGCCAGATAGGTCCGGTAGCGCCCGTCACCTTCGGGCGGGATCATGTGGGCCTCGTCGATGATGACTAGGTCGAAGGCATCGAGTTCGCAGGCTCGCCTGTAGACCGACTGAATCCCCGCGATGATGATCGGCTTGTCGGTGTCTCGACTCCGCAGACCAGCTGAGTAGATCCCCGTCTGATGCCAGAGATCCGGATCTACTTGGTGGACCTTCTCCACTGCCTGTTCCAGCAGCTCTTTCACGTGAGCGAGGATGAGCACCCTGCCCTGCCACCGCTGGACCGCGTCACGGCATAATGTGGCCATCACCGGTGTCTTCCCCCCACCAGTTGGAATCACCACGCAGGGATTGTCATCACGAGACCGTAGGTGCCCATAGATGGCATCAACGGCTTCCCGCTGGTAGGGACGGAGCTCAATCACCGGACGCGGCCTCCACGTAGACGAAGACTGCGCCATTGGGTAGTGGATCACACTTGCGTGCTCTGAGCTCGACGACCTGGCTATCATCCTCGTAGAGCCCTCCGTGCTGCAGCGCATCCAAGAGCGCTTTCTGCACGTTGTCGATGTCGCGGCGCCGACGGTCAGGCGGGTAGAACTCGATCTCTAGATGCAACCGGCCATCCATGGTCGGCACCTTGAGGGCCGCCAATGCGGCCACCACACGCTCACGGTATCGCCGACCAGCTCTACTGATAAGCGTCCGGGGACCGACCCGCCGGTAGTAGTGGTTAACCGAAGGCGGGTAGGGAAGCGTGATGACCGTCATCGTCTGGCCCAGGGAGGGGTGTTCCCCGTCTCCTGCGGAGGCTCGCTGGCCGTAGCCGGCTTCTTGGAGTAGCCCTTGATCTCGTTGACAACGTCCCCCGTGTCCTCCCGCTTCTTGCACTTCACCGTGATCTGAAGCGGCAGGTTGTGTAACTCGACCGAATCCTTGGGCTGCATGACTCCCACCGCCCGGCAGATGGCCGAGAGCTCGCTCTGGGCAATCTGCACGGCAAGCTGGCTGGGATTGTGCAGGTTCAGCCGCGACCAGAGCAGGCGCCCCTGGAAAGGTCCATCGATCACCTGGAAGGTGATCTGAAGGTACTGACCCGTGCCGCTCTTAGTCGGCTTCATCTCCGAGTCGGTGATGAGGCCTAAGTACTTGCCAGCGGGTAGAGGCTCGAAGTCCCCAGCCGGGTCCACGGTATTGGCATCAAAGCCTGACAGGTTTGCCATAGCTGCTACGCTCCTTGTTTCTTGGTAGAAGGTGATTTGTTCTCTATCTGGGCCTGGAAGTACTGGGCGTAGGCAGCCCAATCCAACGGCAGCTCGTCGGGGAGGCCTAACCGGTTCTTGGCCATGTGGGATGGGCGTTCGACTGTACGAACGATGCGCGCCCCCGTACCAATGCCCTGCGTCCGTTTGCGACTGAAGCCCTCGTCTGTCTGCTTCGTGAAGACCTGGAACGCGGCGAAGAGCACTTCGTCGCACCACTCCTGGATCACCTGAGAGGCGAGCCGGTGAAGACGGGGCACATAGCGGTCGTAGGATTCGGTCTCGGGATTCTCGAAACGCTCGATGCGGGCGTGGGCTAGGAGGATCACGGTCATACCGCGCTCGCTACGCAGGGCAGCTAGTCCCTCGAGGAACTCTCGCCAATGAGTCAGCGCGAAGACGTAGCCCTTGGCGTAGCCGATGTCCTCGATGCTCTCGACGTTACGCTGGCGGCAGACCTCAGCCCAGATCAATCGCTCAAGCCAATCGAGCGTGTCCACCACCACCGTCTGATAGGCATGCTTCCCGGAATAGAGCTCCGAGAGGGCCTGCATGGACACATCAAAGGAGGTGGCGAGGGGGAACTTGGCACAGTCGATCTCACCCAGGCCGTCCTCGGTCTGGATGAAGATCGGCTCGGGGGCCATCGCCGCGAAGGTTGACTTCCCGATGCCGTGAGTCCCGTAGAGCATCAAGCGACGCGGGGCGGGACTTCGTCCGCTCATCACCTGCTTCAGTAGGTCCATGTTTCATACTCCCTGCATGAGTCAGACCGTCACTTGCCCGGCAACTGCAACAGGCATCAGATCCAGTCGAGGGTGCGAAGCCCCTCATAGCCGGTGGGCCACACATCACGTTTCCGGCAGTCCTTGAGCCTTGCGATGGCTCCTTCGTTCTCGCGCTGAGCAATCCCAAGGACATCCCTCCCGACCTCCCAGACGCCGCAGCGAAAGGGCTCTCGCTTTTCCACAGCAACTATGAAGACAGGGAGTTTCATGTCCGTGGCAGCCTCAACCACGGCGCGATAGAAGGCTAGCTGGTAGACGTAGCCGAACTTACGGGCGTCGGATTCCAAGTAGTCCAGGTTGTCGCAGGTCTTGAGGTCGACAAGGCCATACTCAGGATTGATGAAGTCGAACCGGGCCTGGCAATCCACGCCGCAATACTCCACGCGCAGGACACCTTCGGGGACGCCAGCTTCTAGCAGGACGGGGGCGCGATCATGGGCGTCGACGCCGGCCTTGAGATTCTCTACGAGTGCAGCCTGCTCATCCGTAAGGACCGACTTTCCTTGCGCTTCTGCCCAGGCTTCGAAGGCCTTCGTGCGAGAGCCGTATAGCTTACCGGTCTTTGGATTGACGGGGCCGCCAACCGCGTACTGCTCCGAGTATGCCTGGCGACCCTCCAGAACTAGGGTATGGGTTGCACGGCCGATCTCGTAGGCGGGACGGTCTACGTCCATCACTTGCCCTAGCTCCTTCTTCCGGAACAGCAAGGGCGCATGCCTGAAATCAGCTAGCCGGTGGCTGCTGAGGAAACGTCCGGCCTGGGCATGGTATTCCTCTGCTGGCTCGTTGATGAGGTGCCGGATCACAGCTTCCCAATTCCGACTCTCACAGGACTTAGACCCGAACTGGCCCTTCATGCCCGCTCTCCTTGCGCCTCTGTAGTCTGCCCACGGCCAGAAGGACTAGCCTTGCGCTCTAGGTGCATCTCGGCGGCCTCGCTGGGCTCAATCCGCTGGACACTGAACGCCGCTTCTCCGAACTCGCGAGTAGCGAGCCCCGTGAAGAGCTTGCATAGGTCACTTCCTACCTTCGAACTCGACCGGATCACGCAGGTCCTGCCCTCGGGATCGAAGTAGTAGGCGATATCCAATCTGACGCTGGACTCGCCGTAGAGGCTCTCGGTTGCGATGATGGCGAGGATCAAAACGTTCTCGATCGCTGCGGCAGGCAGAGCATCTTTGAACGAGTAGCGGACTAGCTCTTTGACCATGACATCCCCAGTCTGAAGGGTGGTTCGCGTTGCATTCAGTTACTTACGCGGCCTTGACGGCAGCTGTCGGTCCGCTACAAGTATTCTCGAAGGCTGCGGTCCTCTAAAATGCGTCGGAGCGGCTTGATCCCTCTGTCGTAGAGAGTGCTTCTGGGGATGTTGAGTTCACGCGCGACCTCTGCCACAGACTTCTGTGACAGCATGAATGCTACCTTCTTAAGGAATGGCGGGAGTTCGCGAATGGTGACGGAGACGTCGACTAACAGGTCAAGTTGGTCGATTGCGGGACTTCTCAATTGCCCCGCGTAGTAGTCGCGTAGCTCCTGAGAAAGAGAGGCAACTCGCGTGATCCCGTTTGGCTCTCGGTCATCCAAAGGATCGTCAAGCGAACCATCCTCGCGCTCGTAGTCTCGACACTGCTGACACTTGTATCGGATGAGTGTTGATACACAGTTGTCGATGACCCGAGCTGCGAAAGTGTCAAGACTAGCCTTCATCGGGTCATATCGATGTAGCCGCTCGATCAGATCGGCCTTGAGTGTTTGGACTAAGTCTTCTCGGTCGGCACGAGTGTAGCCGTATCTCCCAATAAGCTGCCTGGTCCGGACCTGAATCATGTTTTCCATGTACTCCGTGATAACGCTCGACGATGACTTCTCCATCGACGCCTCTCCTTGGCTGGGAGAGGGGCGTGGGTGTCGCTCGACGAGCGTCTGGAATCAGAACGGTGGAGGCATGTAGGGCCGCCGTGTCGGCGACACCCACATCCGCCTCCACCGTGTGGTCAGCTAAATGTCCGGTGTACGAGTTGGTCTGGTGTGGGCCTGAAGCCCGGTTCGTGCCCCTACTTGACCTCCCCCTCGATCTGCATCCTGAACGGCAGGCCGTGCTTGACCTCTAGGCAGCGAACGGTGCCGTCGCCCAGACTGTCGAAGGCCTCGTGCAGTTCGAGAATCTGATCCTTCAGGATGAAGTCGGAGAGGTGCGCCTCCGGTCGTGGACCGGAATCGGCGCAGAACTTCAGATCACAGACAGTGCGGGGGGGGGATCGAGGACGGGCTCCCCGTGGCGGATGGGTAGCAGCTCGATCGTTCCGAAGTTGATGCGCTGCATCAACTCAATCAGGGCTGCTCTAGGCCGGGATAGGTCGGACTTGCTGTGCTCTTGCATCGTGTTCCTCCTTGAGGTGTTCATCGACGCCCAGCGCGGGATGCGCTTGGCTACACCCATTGGCGGAGTTGCACTAATGCGGATGTGATCTCAGGGGGCGAATCGGCAGGTTGCTATTTGGCAATGAGATACAGCTTCCTACCCCTCGGATTGCAGTTGCAGAAAAACAGGAGAAGTGAGATCAGCGGCGGCCATAATCCATCACGCGACCAAGATCGGCTGCGAGATTCCATAGAGATCGTAGGAGGTAAGCATTCTCGTCATTAAACGCACGTGTCACCGACGACTTGTGAACGCCGATCTCCGCTGCGAGCTGTTGTTTGGTTGGGCGAGGGAGCAGCTCCAGCGGCCTCCCGAGCGCATGGTCCGCCCAAAGCTTATCCTGAGCTGCTCGAATGTGTTGAATGAGCGCTCTTTGCAGGGCATCCATAGTGATAGCGCGGGGCCCACGCTTCTTGTGTATCAAAGTGCTACGGCGACGACTTGAGTCCGACAACTGAGTGTTCTTGGCTGGATTGATTCCGCCTCTTTGGCTGAGGGTTTCCAGCCTATGAGTCATCGAATCGGTGAGGTTGTCCAGCATCTCCCCGAGACGGGTTCCAATATCATGGTGGTTTAAGTCTACAGATGCGACCTTTACGGCTTCATCGCTCCCTAGCCATGAACAGAACACGTCTATGAATACCGTTCGAGAGGTCTCCGTTTCGAACCACGCTCTAGGGATAGGCAAATAGCCAACTCGCTCCTGCCCCTTCACGAAGAGGAATCCTGGCAGGTTCACCGTGTTCACATTGAATAAATCGAGGCAAATCAACGCCTGCTCCATCCGCAGGTTCGCCTCTGATCTGGATGTACGGTGGTCTTCCTTGAACTCCGTGCTGGCTTTCTTATCCCGCTTCTCCTGTTCAGCCGAACGCAGTTCAGAGTATTGAGCATCACTGCGAGCAGGGTCTCCGATGATGAAAAACAGGGCGTGCTTCGCGCCAGCCTTAGAGATCTGATGGTATGCGTCACAGCTAAACTCATCAAAACTACGACTGCTCGCGTCAAAGCAAGGGAATATCCCTAGCAAGGGATCTCCTACTTTACCTTGGAGGCTTTGGCATCCCCTGCCTGTTGCGCACTAGAACTGTCTCCTCCACCAACACTTGCGGAAGCATTGCCATCACTAGAGCCTGAGGTGTTAGCAAGTGCGGCCAAGCAGTCTGCCGTCGACGGTTGCTGAGTTCCTGCCCTTGTGCCATCGCCTCCTCGGCCGCCGCGATCGGTTTGCACCGCTGGCCTGACGTTGGATTGTTTTCTCGTACTCTCGGCCATGTTTCCCCTCAACTTGGTTATGCCCACACGGCTACGCTAATCCTCGACCGCAGACTCTTAACTGCGGGTATTATGCGATTCTCACCTAGAGGGGGTGTAGTTGTCTAGATGCGTTCTTATCGGTTCGGAGAGACCCTAGCCCCAAAATCACACTGGACTGGCAGAACAAGTGGCAACTCTCAACTCCGCCCACAGCTTCCGCTGTTTCCGCCAATCTGGGACCACTGCAATCGGCCGGATGCTCTTCTCCTGAACCGATTCGCGAGCACCACTTACTCGAGGCAAGAAGAGAATCTCCTCCTGGATGTCAGGTGCGAGATGGAGAAGGTTCATGATCTGGGTGATCCGGGCTCGGGTCACATGGGCAAGACAAGCTAGCTCCGCGTAGTTCTCAACCTCGCCCTTCTGGATGAGCTCTTCCATGTGGATCGCCAGGGCCATCAACCTCGAGATCCTAGGCAATCTGCCATGAGTAGGGAGAGCTGGGGCGGCCCCCTCCTTGATGACCTTCCTGCCCTTCCGAGCGCGACCGAAGTGCACAGATTTGGTGACGGTGAGGCCCTTGCTCATGCCGTTGACTCCGCCGCGTCGCCATGCACCAGCCCGAAGCCCGATGGGTGAAAGGTGACCGAGACGGTCCCCTTGTCCCCGTCATAGTCGATGCGCTGGACCAGGAGGTGGAGGATGCGGGCTTGCTCACGAGGCGTCAGCATCTCCCAAACTTCGTCGAAGGACGTCAGCGCGAGAGCGACCCCCTCGCCGTCCGGAAGATCCTGATCCAAGCGCTGCAGCTCCCCCCGGATCTGCGTTAGCCGCTCCTCTCCCCGCTGGACTCTTTCCTGAAGGTCGGCCAGCCTCGCGGTGGCTGACATCTCCGATCCAAGGAGCCCGGACAGCTTTCGGATCTCGCCGCCGGTCTTCTCCAGGTCCCGGAGTGCTAGCCGCTCCTCGCGCTTTAGCTCGTTGGTCTTTGCTGTCGTCTCCCGGTGCACCTCCCGGATGGTCTCCGCTATGAGCTCAGGATCCTTTCCGATGTCCCGGATCTGATCGACGACGAAGCGCTCGATCTCCTGGGCCGGAATCGACTTTGATGGGCAAGTGTGCCAGCCTCGCTTCTGCGCGGAAGAACAGACGTAGTACCGATACCGCCGGTCCCCCTTAGTGGTGTGGGTAGGGACCATTGCCGCGCTGCAGGGGGCGCAGTTCAGTAGTCCCTTCAGCACCGCTCCAAACCGATTGCGAACTTCTCGCCCACCAGTTGCCCCATTGCGCTTCAGCAACTGATGCACAGCCTGAAAGGCCTCCTCGCTGACTAGAGCGGGCTGCTCACCTTCATAGATCTCGCCCTTGTATGTAACCTTCCCAAGGTAGAGTACATTGGTCAGTAGGCTGTGGAGGCTATGCTTGTTATAGGGTCGCCCGCCGATCTCGCGTCCCGCTTTCGTTGTCCACCGCTTGTTCGTCCAGCCCCGGGCGTCCATCTCGCGGATTGTCGCGATCAGGGAGCCCTGCTCCTGGTAGAGCTCGAAGATGGCCCTGACTCTGGCCGCCTCATCCTCGTTGACGAGTAGGCGGCCGCCACCCGGATCCACATCGAAGCCGAGGACGGGACGTCCACCAGACCACTTCCCCTTCCGTCGCGTGGCCGCGATCTTATCGCGCGTCCGTTCAGAAATGAGCTCCCGCTCGAACTGGGCGAAGGAAAGCAAGATGTTCAGAGTAAGCCGTCCCATAGAGCTGGTCGTGTTGAACTGCTGGGTGACTGAGACAAAGGAGACCCCGCGTTCTTCCAGAGCTCCCATGATCCTGGAGAAGTCGAGAAGGCTCCGGGACATGCGATCGACCTTGTAGACGATCACACAGTCAATCTGACCATCTTCAATGTCTGCCATGAGCCGCTTGAGCGCTGGGCGATCCATGTTCCCGCCCGTGAAGCCACCGTCATCATAGTGCTCGGGGAGACAGACCCAACCTTCAGCGCGCTGGCTTGCGATGAAAGCCTCAGCGGCTTCTCGCTGAGCGTCCAGGCTGTTGAAGTCCTGATCGAGGCCTTCCTCGGTGCTCTTGCGAGTGTAGATCGCGCATCGAATCGTCGTCGTCTTAGGCGTCTCCATCGCCACGCCCCCGGCCTTTCTTCCCGAGCTTGAAGAAGTGATACCCATTCCAATGTGTTCCGGTAACCTCACGGGCCACGGCACTTAAGGTTCGGTAGACAGTGCCTTCGTACTCGAAGCCCCGGGGTAGCACCCGAACCTCGATAGTCCGTCCCTTGTACGGACGCGTGATGACGGCTCCCAGCATGGGAAGGCGGTCGTCGTGGGAGATCTTGATAGCCGAGACCCTGGTGACCTCTCCTTGGGCTGCTGGTTTAGCTTTCGGCGCGGTCAGACGCACGTCTGAGGTGGCCGCGAGCTCTCGGGCGCGATGCCGAGCCCGCTCCGACAGCCCACCTTCGCGGCTTGCCTGCAAGCGCCAGAGGATGCGCCGGATTAGGAACTGCTTGTGTCGGGAGGTGGTGCCCTCGCCGAAGACTTCGGCGTAACGCTTCCTGAGGTCAGAGACCGACGTTCCGGTCAATGCGGAATGCTCCTTACCGATATTGAGTGACATGCTTGCCCCCTCTCGATTTCTGACCCCAAGCTAACCAGGGGGCACATGAGGGCGTGACTGACCAGACACATCAAGGGCTTTCTGACGACTCTTAAGAAGGTGATCGGCGTGCTCAGGCTTTTCCAAAATCTGCCTTGGCTGCCGGCTGTTGTATGCGCGGAGAATCCCTTTGCTGAGAAGTGCAGCAACTTCCTGACAGCGTTTATCAGGATGTTGTTCGACAGGGGTACCTGGTGAGCTGGGCATCGTAGGCCTCAATCATGGACGCGCCAGCAGCAACCCCTGCAAGACTATTGACTCGCTGCCTGGCCATACGGGAATCTGGGTTTGTGTTTATCTACGCCGTGGGAGTTCGAAGCGTCAGATGAAATCGAGCACTATCGCAATTGCGTCAATCAGTCCTTGCAGTGAATAACGCACTGAGTACTCCGCCACGAGGCCGGAGCATTTACATGTAAGGGAGTCGAACGCCAAATGGATATGCCAGTCCTTGAGAACACATACTTCGTCGGCACCGTCACGTTCGTCTTGGGAATACTAGGTGCGGTCATCGCACAACGCATCCTGAACAAGCAGGTGATGCTTACATACTTCGTAAACCACTTGAAGGTGGGACAAACTACCGAGGACGAAGTATTCGGATCTGTGGTGGTAACGTGGAATGGAAACGAAGTCCCGAACCTGTATTTGTCTACTGTTGAGCTAACCAATCACAGCGTACGAGATCTCGAGAACCTTGAAGTAACTGCCTTCTCGCAAAACACCCGCCTACTCTCAGAACGGACGGAGATACTTGGAACGACACGAAGCCTTGAGTGGACTCATAGCTATCGGGAGAAGCTGCGCGTTGGCCCAGATGGAATTTGGACTGAAACTCAGTTAGAACTTCTATCAAAGCGGAGAGAGTACCACGTGCCTGTGCTCAACCGAGATCAGTCGGTCCGTATCACGTATCTTCATTCGGCGGTTGATGATTCTAATCTGAGCATTTGGCTCGACGTCGTGCACAAGGGTGTGAAGATCAGGTATAGAACGCCACAGGCTCAGATACTTGGAGTCGACCAGCCCAAGGCGGCAGTTGTAGGTGCGCTGATTGGAGTCATTGCGACTGTTGTGATGATCTTGCTCCTGAACTCTACTTGGCTGATTGCTCTCATCGCTTTCATAGTTGGGTTAGTCGCTCAACTGCCAGGAGTCTTTGCAGTTAAGGCTTGGCGTTGGATGAGAGGTGTGCTTGCAGGCTGATTACGTGACACTGAATGGAGAATTCAGCAAGTGGTGGTTCTTGGACACTTGTTGCTACTCGGAGTTAGCAAAGTTCCGTGAGGAAGGCTGGGGCTCAGAAATATCGAGCATGTTCAGTGGACGTCACGTCTTACTCACGTCTCCCGTTATAGCAGAGCTCTCAGCCGCTCCGAGGATTCTACGTGAGCTGGAAAGGTGTCTAGGCGACGCATTACTCTATCTCGTCGCTGATATCGAGCGTTTCTGGTATGCGGATCTCAGCAACTTTCTAAACGTTGAACGAGTGCCCTTCAATGCTTTGGGTGTTCAACCGATTGACGCCAGCTCTCTTCCAATACTGGGAAGCTCCGAGAAAATCCATGAAGCCGCTACCGCCGACAGACGCGTTCGAGAGGAGGGCTTTGAGGTCAAAGTATCACCAGACGTTGGAGCCAAGATTGACGAACGAGATCTGGGGGCATTCATTTGGGACCGTGTGAACACCTACGCTAAGAAGTGGTTCAAAATCAGTATCCCGCCTGAGGAATGTAGCTCCGCACACTTCCCTGCCTTTTTTACCTTCTACTATACGTACTACTACCGCTACATCATGAGTGACTCAGTAAGGCCAAACGCGAACGATCTCGTGGATCTGATGCACGTGTTGGCCGCTCCATACTGCGAACGCATGTTCATGGAACGAAGCTATGGCTCATTGCTTCGCGACACTGTTCAAGGCAAGAAGCCGCCATCAGCATACGCTTTGATCAAGCGAATGAGGAGACGGGGAGCTATCTCGGATGCAACCTGGCAAAACGCACAAAAGAATCGAGAACGGCTTCGGAACTCGAACAGCCTCCTGGCCGATGTTGAGATATCGCTGATTGAAGACTTGAAGGATGAGATCATGAGGGGCGGGCAGCTATCCGATTGAGGATCTCGCGTGAACGAGCTGTCTCCTAACTACATGAGCCGGACATGCCGAGTTCACATCGTGACGCCCAAACTCCAGAGCGGGGTGCAGTGGGAACAGGGCCGTTAACTCAGAGAGTGCTGTTGACCAGAGACGCGGAGAGTTCAAGCAGGGATCTCCGGAGCCTAAAAGCGATGGCCGGGATTCCGATCGGGCTGCGAACACCCCATCTCGAAGCAGAGAGCGCGTATACTTGA